GTTTCGCTCAGGTGCGTTTACTTATTTTTACTTTCAGAGGACGATAAAATCGCCCGCCTATAGTAAGAAGAGTTAGCGCTTTCTACGCCATAGCAATATTCCCAATAAAAGGAATAATTCAAGGACAGCTAGTACTACCAGACAAGGTGAGGCAAGACTCCCTTAGTTAATAAGCTGGGGTTTCCCCTAAAAGATTTCTCTTCCATTTAGCCTATTCTCGCGACACCACTCTGATCTACATAGATCACTGGTTCCTGTTTTATTAATTCCTTCCTCACCGGTTTAGGACGAGCCTTTTTAGGGAACGTCTTCCACAAATCTCAAACATGAGCCGCAGACACTAAACGTGCTGACGACTTTTTATTGATATCTGGGAACCGGCGAACTAAGGCCAACGAATGCCGAATCGCATCTCATAATAAGACATGATCCTCTTTCATCCCAAATCCGTAGATCGCTCCACTGACTTGTTCAGAAAATTTAGAACAATCAGCTCGGAATGCTCTAACCATTTCGCTGTATATCTCGATAATTGGTTTATAAATAACGCCAAAAACCGGAGATATATCGGGAATCCCGACTGCCTTAGATTGGCTACAGATCTGGTTATATACTTTCACACATGGAACTTGCTTGTAGCTCCCTCGTCAACCCCGAAGGGTTTTCTCGAGAAACTCAAGGCGAAGTCTTAGCATCTCAAATCTCTTCTCCATCAAGGTTTTAAAACCCTCTGGCTGAGTATCGTCATGAAGTTTGGTAAATAAATACCTCATATTCAATCAGATAAACGGCCTCAAAGGTGAAATTCCTCAAGGAGAGAAATAGAGAATCCCAAGGTGACGGTATCTAGGAGTGATATCTGCAATTCACTTGGTTAAAGACCCTAAAGTCTTATAACCAGCTCCTAAAACAGTAGCAAGAGCTGGAAGAGATAACTTGTATTTACGAGCTAACTCCAATACAGCGGTGATAGAAGAAGTCGCTGCCCCCAATTCCATTAACGGAACCGGAGAGCAGTCAATCCCTTTCACATAATACTTCTTCGCAAATTCTAAGACTCCCTTACGAGAGATCAAAGATTTGTGAATACCAACTTTCACTCCAATCTCAGAACAAATGAGAAGGTACTCTCGAGCAACCTTCCCGTTTGCAATCACTATATCATCCCCTAGGACTGCATAATCATGGAAACTTCCAATAGCATATCCAGCTCTTTTAGCAGCTAAAGCTACCATTAGGTGATGCGTCAAGGCTAACATAGCTCAAGACGACAAAGCACCCATAGGTTGCCCAACCGCATAAAGAACTGAAGTACCATACTTCTGATCGAAAACCCGAGGGTTCTCGTTAGAAGGCTTTGGTAAATGGTACTTTCGGTGTACCAATAACCTCATCCAATCCTGTCCTAGACCTCCTCCTAAAAGGAAATCTAACACGTTGGCTTGAAGAGATACCGGCAACCTATCAGTCGCTGACGATAGATCGTAACATCAAAACTTGGTATGACCTTGCTCAATGAGACGTCGTATCGGTTTTAACTGATCATGAGTACCGTCGGTTGGGAACTTATCTAAAACCTGGAAGAGAGAAGAATGAAGCGGCTTTAACAACCACTGAGTTCAACAATCTACCATGGCAAAGACACGAACCTTTCCAGCGGCTTCATCTTTGAATCCTAAAGCCCCGATTGGAGCTTCAAGAGACAACGGTGAAGTCTCACCAGATCTCACAGGAAGCAAATGAGCTTTCTGCGAGATTTCTTTCATCCACTCTGGGAATTTACACCCAGGGTATACTTGCTCACAAAAGCGAACAAATATTGGCCAAAGAATTATATTCTTGGATAGGACTCAGGCGGATCTCATGATAGCATGATAGCTAGTAGAGAGATTTTCTAGTGATACTTTCAAGTCCATTCCAACTCGCCCAGTTGTACCGCTTACAGCTTTCGGATCATACTTCCAAGTTCACGGGTTTAACCGCAAAACTGGAGATGATTTTGAAATCATAAATGGAACTGGTGTCGAAAGGGTTTTCCTGAATTTTTCCGGAGTTACGGATAGATTAGAAAAAGTAAATAAAATTACTTGATTCCATTCTACCAGCAACTTCTCCGAGAGACTCTTACCCGGTTCAATAATAGTCACAAGACTAGTTACAGACGGATAAGAGAAAACTCTGTAGATAGAGAACAACGTCAGATAGATACGTAAAATAATACGATCACCTGAACGAATTGCTTCTCGATGTACTCTAGGAATTATTCGAGGAAGACCGGAGGATGTCTTGGAAACCCGGACCTTAGATATTAAGGCCGAATCCCTGACAACATGACCTCCAACAGATTGCATCAAATGAACGTGACAAGTTTTAAGGTACAAAACCAAATACTTTATCCCATTCACCTTATACAGGCGATAGCAAGACCGTAAGAACACCACAGTACAACGTGTTAATGACGCCTTTCTCTTCTTAACGATCACGAAAACCAAACGGTTAAGTCAGTTAACGAGACCGCGTCCCGCTTTTACACGGAACATACCAAAGAAAGTTGCTTTAAGTTCAGCATACTGAGAGTTACTAAGAAGACTTTTAAAGTTTTTCATAGATAATTCAAAATATGTTTGGACATAAAGTTTGACGAAGATTGCTCTGACTACAAACCTCACTTAAGAGAGTTTGGGTTAGAAACCTTTTGAATGTGTTAAGTCGTTAGACTGATATGACACGCCTCATAGTCCAGTACTATGTCGGGAAGCCATATCTAAAAACCCGGGTTTACCCGCCGTTTGGATATTAATCCATCAAAAGAATCTCATTAGTCACTACTCCTAGCGCCCAGCTCGGGGCACCTATCTTTATGGAAATTGAAGCTACTTTCCCTTCGGTTTCTATGAGATATGTGAACATTTCTGAACTTTACTCCTAGGCCGCAGGTACCCCATTGAGGGGACTGTATTACTACAGTTCAAGAAGTCAAAGATTATAGGATTAAATCCTACCTCTTTAACACTCGACAATGTGAGGTGACCCACAAAGATCTAACAAAGGGACGTACCCGGTTCTGACTGGTTACGTTATACCAATGCATACGCTTTCGCTAAATCCTGTGGTTTGGTATACCACTTCACATCGCAATGTTTCGCGCAGGGTGCACTTCGAAAGAAGATAATGATATCTACCCTCTAGTGCCCTTCTCGGCATTTAGAGAAGAGTAAGGTTTTAAGGCC